AGCGTCTCAGCTTAGAACCCAAACACGCGCTGATGGTTCCTTTGAAAGATACAAAAGGGGTTATAACGGATGATGGGCGCTGGTAAACGCAGTATGCTAACTAAGTTGAATTCTGAATATATAATGAAGTATTAATAATAAATAAAATATAAAAGTTAGTTGCGAACGCGAGTTGTTCGTTGTTCGCGGGGGTCACGCTTGATGGTGTGACGTGGTGGGGTTCGGCTTACAGGGCCTCGAGCTCCAAGAGGAGCCCAGACGGCCAAGCGGAAATCCTTGAGATAGGTCTTGTAGATGACTACGTCGACCACGGGCGCTACGACTTCGGTTGCACGAAGTTCGTTTTGCACGAAGATGGTAAAGATGCCAGGAGTAAATGGTTGCGATCCAATGTTATGGACCCACTGATTTTGAACGGCGCAGTATGGAGTGTTGGACAAGTATGGGAAGTCGATCTTAATCGTACCTCGACCATTTGAAATGTCGACAGTCGTGAAATACGTTTGCGTCACGTTTGCGTAAGCGGGAGACGATGGTTGGTCGATCGCATAGGTCATTTTCAATTGGCCTCTGTGCATCTGCGAGCATATGACGTCTATGATGTAAGAGGTGCCACCGGTCCAATATTGGAAGCCGAGCGGCAAGATGTCGTGAGCGCCAGTGCCGTTGTAGACTGGTCCTACAGGACCCGAGTAGAGTTCAGTTCCCTGAGGATCTGAAGCCTTCCATTGCAGAGTTGTCAAGATGGATTTGGTTTCGGTGAGCAAGTTGTAAAGATTAGCTTCGGTTTGAGGCGTGCCAAAACATTCAGTGTCTGGCAAGTTCATGCCATTGTGATTCGTCGTTTTAAGACGGTCAGTGTAGCGAGGGATGTCGCAGGCGATTTCGTTCTGATATTTACGCACAGCAACAGGGTCCGGTTGGTATGTGACGTCTTCAGCGTCCAGGAGGTGACCTAGGTCAGAAATCATTTCTTCGATGGGGAGTAGAGTCTCGACCGCTTTCGAAGAGTAATCGTGAATTCCGCCCTGGTAAACCTCGAGTTCGTATTGACCGACGTCAGATGGACCCACGTTGTAGCGAGAGAACAAAGTCTTGTCGTTGACACCCATGTACACTCCGACGTGGAAGTCGTCCGCAAGGGCGACATCCATTTCGATGATGTAAATGGCACTATGTGAACCGATGTTATTTAGCTCAACCTGTATGACGGGGGCCAGTTCGGCATTCTCGGTAAATGGAAGGGTGAACGTGTTGTAGATGTACGGAATCTGGAATTGGGCAGGTGTGTCAATGTCGAATCGGTGAACGCCATCGTATTGGTGGTATTGATCTTCTTTGACGGATTTGATCTCGTTGTCCTCAATGTAGCGGACACGGAGATTCCATTGGCGGTCCAAAGTTTGCAGGGCGGGGTCGTCTACGCTAAAAGCGCGCAGTCTGACGTCTACCGAGCCACGGAATAGAACGAACATATCGCTCAAATAATCTGCGGCTGCTAGGCGGATGTCGGAAACATAAAAACGACGCCATCCGCAATGTCCAGCATCAGCTTTTAGGCTAAAGCGGGACACGGTTCGCCAACGTTTGAGTGGAGTGACCAGGTCCTCGACAGTATCCTGAAATTGTTGGACAGGAATTGGAGGAACGAGGCCATAGCCGGCACACATTTTAGTGGACGGCATCTTCGTCGGTTGATCGTTAATGTTGCACGTGGTTTCACGCATTTCGACGTTGGGACCTGCTTGATCTTTGGAGATAACTGATCTCGGATTTACATCAAGTTTGTGCGAAAAATAGTTGGATGCCTTAATGATGTCGGGCACCTTAAACTCGCAGCCATCAAAGCAGAAATAGATGGCAATGCTGATGTTGTTGGCGTTGTTTGAGCCAGTGCGCAGCGGAGTCAAAACTCGGAGTTGATACTTTCCAATGTCTTGGCCTGGTATTCGAAGAAAGCCTCGATGATAGCGGAACGGAATGTTAAATTCCACGCCTTCATCCTGTGAGAGCTTAAGCACTACGGCGCCCATGTTAATGGCGCGGGCAGTAGTCTTATTAAGCCCGTACGGATAAAAAGCCTGGATTAATGATCCGGCATACATGGGGCTAGGCTTGACGACTACCTTGACTTTGAGTTGGGAGAAACGCATAAAGCGAGTCAAATCAACAGGTGACTTCAACGCTGGTGTGACTAAAAAGCCAGACGGAACATCAACTTCGAGCAAAACGGTGTCAGCTGCTTGAGCAGTCGACCAGTTAATATTCGCAAGCAAGGTGTACTTGGAGTACAGCATAGCCAGATTCCATTGTTCGTCGTTCAGGTAGGCTTCGGCGCGATTGTTCTTTGATGATGGAGTAAGGGCGCCGGTGACAACAGGTTTAACGGTTGTTTGAGCAGAGTCTTGTACGGTCGTACCAGTCTTGGTTGATTCGGTTTTAGTGACAGCGCCCGCTTCTTTGACAGCAGTGTCTTCGGCATCGGTTTTGTTGACTTGAGAGTCAACTGGTGTCTTGACGTGTTGATTGTCAGCGATAGCGGCTTTGTCTTCGCCAGATTGGTCGTGAGAGTGGATTGAGTTCATAGTTGTTGGGTCGTTTCCTGGGGCCGTTGCTACTTGAGTTTTCTGAGCATTGGTTTCAAAACGTTCTTGCATTTCAGCTGCAGTGGGCTGGTCTGGATGGGAGAGTGGAAAATGGAAATAGTTGCCCCAGACGGTATCTAATTCCAGAAAGCTGAGCAAAGTCAGGCGGGGTTCGTGGAGCAAAAAGGCATCTCGTATAGAGTCAAAAGTCTTCTTGCCGTGGAAAAATATGCCGCGCAGGGCGGCGTTGGCATTATCCGATGTTGCCTTTACTGGGTCTCGATTGTATTTATTGAGTCGCATCCAATAGCAGGACTCGATCAAACTGGAGATATCAGGCAAGGGTAGATAAAGGCCGTAACCACGGAAGTTGTAAGACGTCTTGTTCTTCAAGAATGAGCATTCGAAGAAATTCTTCCAACGAACGATGGGCTGATCTTTTTCAGCAGACGTTACTTCTAGGCCACGCATGTTAAGAAATTGGGCCACAGTGACGCCATTGTACCATTTCGATACTTCGTCTGAGACGACAGTTAGTGTGTCGTCGCCGCCGCGAATGCCGCGGACGTTGGCGTGATACGCAAGTATTGACGCATGATTTGGTGAAAAGCGAGAGGCTAGCTTAAAATAAGCAGCGCGATGGAAAAGTTCATTAGCAGTACAATTAAGTACAAACGTGAGAAGGTTGCCAGACATGTTTATTCCGGTGGAATGGAACACGTTGTTACCGTACGCAGAGTACGGGGAGGCAAGCATCTCAATGAGAGCTGAACGTTCCTTCGCTGAAAGCCAATCAGAACCGGTTAACAAAATGTCAACTGATTCATAAATCACTAAATGACTGAGTGTTCGGTCATAATTTTTAAAATCAAAGTCAAAGGCGCGATCACCAACGCTTAGTAGGTGTGACGCGAGGTCATGCCACTGAGCGGAGAGGCGGTCAAGCGAAATATGGCACCACAGGGTGCCGATGGGAGAGTGGTACATTTGCATCATTCTAGTGTAGAAGTGCGTGCGCATAATGAGATAGTGAATAACATTTCCGCAGGCGAAGATGCGAGTGCGCGGATTGGCGATTTTGGCGAGCTTAAGGCGCTCGTCTTTGAAAGTAAGCGAAAAAGGCAAAAATGGAATGTTGCCGGCTTGGAGAGTGTCGTGTGCTAGTTGGTAATCAGCCACGATGCGGGGGGAAGGATGAATAGTGCCGTCCCTTTCCTCGAAGAGTTCTTTCTTTGCAGGACCGTGATAAGGATAACCACAGGAAGTAGTCATGTCCATGCGGACATTGTCCTTAATAGGGAGGCCATTAATGGCCTCAAGCAAAGTTAGTTTTCTCATCGGAATTGTGGAACGGGCGGAAATTTGCTTGATCTGGTCGATCATAGTATCCTTAGCCCAGTCTAACTCTCCGTCGGCGAAGCCGCCCGGACGGGCGGCAAAGCCTTCAAACAGCTTGGTTTCAAAGTCCAAACGAGTTGGAAGTTCGGTATTTCGCGGATCGGCGTGATGGAGAATGGATGGTTCGGTCGTGTGAGGGCCGAGAGCCTCGTACAAAAGTGATGGTTGGAGGTCGGTTTTAGTTGGTTGGAAAATCGGATACTTAGTGCACCCGGCAGGGGTTAAAGTTGAGTGTTCCGGTAGAAAGGCAACACGGTTCTGACAACCTTGATAGTCTGTTGGTAAGTCAATCATGTGATCGGACTTGATAGCGACTTCAAGTTGTTGACGTGTCACCAAATGGAACAAACTAGTATTAGCACCAGCTGCCATGTGGATTCCAATTATGGGAGATTGTTGCCCCGGAAGGCGAACAATCGTTCCGCATGAACCGACACGATCGGTGTACGTAGCTCTGGCGGCAACGTGATAGACTCGTTGCTGGCCTTCGACGCGCCATGTTCTGGCGGATACGTCGACGACGGTTCCTGTATGGTTTTCGTAAACAGGATCCCACTCTCCACGAGTATTGTAGGGGATGAAATCATGTCGGCAGACAAGAGAATTGCGAAGTTCCATAGTGCCATCCCAAAAATGTTTGATTAAATTTGGGGATGCAGAAAAATTCTTAATCGGTAGTTCGTAAAGAACCAGATCGTTGCGGTATTGTAGTGAATCTCCGTCCATTGAAACGCTGCCCGTAATAGGGCGTAGTTTCTCGGGATCGAAGTGAAACGTCTTGGAATTATTATTCCAGGCGCGTTTATCAGCAGTGATCAAGGTTCCAGAAGGCATCCAAGATGCTTCCGAACGGTCGAAAAAGAAATGGCGGTTGGTCAAGATGAAATGACCACCAATGCAAATGGCATTAAGGCGCAAGTTGGTGTCGGTGCGCTTAATAGTAATGGTTGCTTCTTGAAAATTCTTTGCGAGCATAGTAAAATCATCCGCTCCAGATTGATCGGTAGTCACGTGCGCGGGCACAGTTGAGCGAGTCTGGGCTTGTTTTGCAGTCCTGGTTGTTCCGGACTGATCTTCAGCATAGGGATTGTTGGTCCACCAGTTATAGGCTGTAACAATGGCACACATGCCAATGCAGGTAGAAAGAGTACACTTGAGAAATTGTTTGAACTTTTGTTTTAATCCGGAAACGGAGAAAAACGATGGTAAGTCCACGCATAATTCCGTCAAAGTGTTGATGATGTAACTTCCTACGACAGCTTCGGTGGCGAAAGTAACGCCACGGCGGAGAACAATGCCGGCTAGATCATAAAACATAGAGCCATGCCAAAAATCGGGGCCAGCTTGGTCAAAATCAGCCAGATCTTCGGGCGGGCGACGGTATGGAACATCGTCGCCAAATTGAATAGGAACGGCAGGAGTGATTTTGCGTTGTGTTGGAGTGGTGCGGGGTAATTCGATGCCCATCAAATCGCGGAGGTCAGCTACAAAATTGAGGTTAGCCTGCCATGCGGGATCCGTGAGGATCTCGAAATCGATTTTATCATCAAGGTGAAGGTTACGAGCGTCAATTGCGGAGAGGGTCTCAGACGCAATCATTTGTTTGGTGTCTTGAAAATTGGCCATCTTACGACGGTAAACAGTCTGAAAAATAGTACGCATCTCTAGGAGTGAAACTTGAGTTCCAATCAATCCTTTGTAGAGATTGCATGCTTTAACTGTAGCAATTTTCTTCGACGGGTTAGAAGGGTCGTAACGAGCTTGAATGTTGAATTCGACTTCATAGCGGCGCAGTATGGCAACCGGGTCAGCAATCTGAGCACCTGAACCAAGATGATCTTGGTTTGTGCACAACACAATGATTTTAGGATCGGCAAGCATACCTTTTATTTCAGGGCCAGTGATGGCGGGAGAATTAATGGCGTAGGCGGCGGTGGTGGCAAGATGAATAAAAGCAAGAGCTTCTTCATTCTTCGTTCGGTCTTGTTGAAAGTCATCGAACAGAATGATGTCTTTGCCAGCCATGCCAACTTGGTATTCGGAGCCGGATGTCCAGGTGTAAGTTTGGGACATAATATAAGCAAGCGGATCAGGAGTGGCGAATGGAAGCTTCTCGGGCAAAATTTCTTTTGCGACAATAGCAGGCCAAATGGTTGATTTGCCAAGTCCAGGTGAACCAGACAAGGTGATGACGCACGGCTCAAACTCGCGTTGGCGAGGAGCAGGTGCAATGTTCATAGCGTTTTCAAGGCGGTGAGCAAAATCGAGCCATTTAGCGTAAAATTTGTGAGAGCGATAAGCTTCGTGAGATTCAGCAAGTTTCTTAAAGAAACTGGTGCGGAAAGCAGTAGTGTCACAAGCGTAGACGGCAGGAGAGGCGACGGCCATGCGATAGTAAGCAAGGTCACGAACAAGTTCATGGGCTTTAGTGCCCTCAGTGGCGATCTCGTGATCAAGCCACTCGTGGGCTTTAGCGAAGGAGCCAGTGACGTAGTTGAAGATCGATTCGTAGATGTTTTTGACGATCTTACTCACGTCGTTAATACCTTTAGCAAGGGAGAAAATCGGAATAATCTCCTTAGCGACTTTAGCCAAGACTCGAGCACCTTGTGAAAGATGCGAGGGCACAAAGTCGAAAATATTAGCGAACATGAGAAACATGCTGGCGGCGCCTTGATCGGCGTCAACTTCGCGTGGGCGGTGAAACCAAAGACTAGCCTGAACCTGGTCGGCCATAAAAGACGGACGCAAGTTGGCTCCAGCTGGAGCGGTCAAGCAGATGGATTGAATGATAGCTCGGGCTACGGAAAAACGGCTTAGCTTCGAAGCAAAGGCGATCCATTTTGGAGGCGAATAGTGTTGGTCAACGTCAAAAGACGCATCCTCGCCGAGAGTCTTGAGAAACTCGATGTAGTCGGAATTCTCGCGTTCCTTCATAATGGAATAATGAGTAAACATGCAAAGGGCAAAAGCAACGTAGTTGCCTTCGCGGAGATGATGAATCATGTTATACAAATTCATTGCAGAAATGCAATTCACATTAAGAAAGAAGAGATTGACGAAGTGTCGCAAAGTATGCAACACGCGGGTCAATATGCCAGCTATCCAAGTTTTTGAATAGGAGGCAAGAGAATTCTTAATAAAGTCGTCGATGGCGGTGACTACTTTATTTTTCATCTCAAGAATGATGTCTTTGAGAGAATCGCCCATAGCAAGGACGGTTGACGAAGCGGCGGAAAAGGCGCCACCTTGGTCTTCGGAAGGAACAAAACCAGCGTTGATCAGCTGGATGAGTGCGTATTCCATGCGAATGAGCAGATTGCGGCGGCGGCGGGCGGCATAGTCAGGATGATGGTCCGTTGACTCGGACATTTCCAAGCGTTCTGTAAGTCGTTCTTCATTGACAAGATTGATATTATAAAGGCCACAAGCACGTTCGATGCGCGCATAAGCAGCTTCAAGCTCAGTGATGGTGCGGTTGGTTGAAATGAGTTCAAGAAAGGTGACAGCAGGAGGAGCGGATTCGTACGCACCTTGGTCTTCGCTTTCTACATCCGATTCATCGGATGACTCATAAGGGCAGCTCATGCATTGAACACGGCCGTGGGCGGTGCAAATTCGAACAAAAAAGCCAACGGGAGCATCGGCTTCTGTGACAGGAATATCAAGTAATCGCTTGTAGACACGGATATTATCGAGCATAAAGTTCTCGAGGTCGTCATCGTGACGATCGGCTTCGCGAAAAGCGCGCAGCTCAGCGGAGGTGCGTTCAAGCAATTCGCGCCAATGCTCGAGACAGGAATCGTGGTCGTGATCGTGGCCAGCCTGGTCGGTAGATGCGACAGTTTTGATTGCAGATGGCAGTTTGCCTGTCCAAGGTTTCGGGCGTTGTGATTTTCCTTGAAGTGAACGGAAAAAGTCGCGACGAGAGTCGCGACGTGAAGCAGATGGTTTATGGACATTCTTGTCCAAAAACTGTTTGAAATCGGCTTGAACAACGTCAGGGGCTTGATGCGGGTTATTATGAGAAGGATCAAGTGTAACAACAATGCCAGGTTCAACTTCGTTCACGTCGTAAAAATGTGGGGCGGGATCAATGAAATTGCTGCGTTTGCAGCGAGGACAGATGATAAAACGATTCTTAGTTGCGGGATTCACGTAAAGATGACAAGAACGTGTACCGCAGGCGGAGCATTTGACTGGTTCAGTCATATCGTTGAGGCGTTTTGATTTCTTACAAAGACAGGAAAAAACATATTTGTCGGCAGTTTTGCGGACGACGTTGTGGCAAACGCCGTGTTCACATTTGTGATTACGGGCGTATAAACTAACGCGGACATTAAGAGAAATCTTATTGTCAAACGATGATAAATCATTGTTCTGCACACCCATGCGTTTAAGCTGGGCAGCGGTTCGTTGTTTATAAGCAGTACGGTTATTGCGTTTGCGTTGTATGCGCTGGCGATGTTTTCCAGCGTGAATATCGAGATTCTTGGTGACAGCTTTTGAAACAGCTTCTCTCAGTTCTTCTGAGGCTATGTTTTGTTTAAGTTTTTGTTGTACACGGGCATGATGACGGGCCATGTGTACTGAATTGTCAAATTCGCCTTTGGGGCGAGGATTGGGACGAGTTGTTGTGGTCCAGGTTTTTTCTCGTTTTTCAACGGTATCATTATCGGTGTATTTAGAAGAAGACATTATAGATTTGGGTTCCACCTCTGGAAGACGGGGAATAAATTCCCGATCCACTCTAGATGGTTCTCCGACTTAACGGGTTGAAGGAAAAGATAAGAAAAAGGGGGATAGTTAAAAGATTGGTGAAACAAGAAGAAAGAATAAAAGTGAAATATATAAAATAATGTTAAAACTAACTAATAACGAAAAATAAAGTAAAATAAAAATGGTGAAAGTGGTTGCTAAAATTGTAAAGACAATTAAATTCTACGTACAATTCTAGGGGGCGGCAATGTAGACCGCGGATAAAAAGAAACGTGC